AATCAGGTTGGTAATTTTCATCCGGCGCATAAAAAGCATCAACATCTGAACCATTTTCAACTGTTTCAGCTGCATTAGCTGCTGCGCCAAAACCTTGACCAAAACCTGTTCCATAGCCAGCAGCACCAAAACCTTGATCAAGACCAAAATAGGCCCCTCCTTTGCGTTTTTTTCCTTTGCCTGATTTATTTTTACGACCTTTTGTAGAATATGTATTGATGACTTTTTTTCCTGAAGAACGATTTAATTGTTGTTTTAAATAACTACAATGGTCTGTGAGAATTTTTATACATATATTAAGCCCACCCATACAAACCATCAGTCCCTTAAATCTTTCAGATTGATAATATGCTGCATTTTCATTCTCATTCTCATTTTCATTTTCATCCCAATCATATGCTCCCCATTCGTAGTCATTTGCATAATAAGGTATAACATAAGATAAATTCCATTTTAAATAAATCAATGTATTTAGTTCATATGTATAATGGGTTATCATAAATGGTAGAATATCTCGTGTTAAACGACTATAATAGGCTTTACTTAAACGCTGCATTTGGTATGTTTTATTAAAATAATTTTGTAAAAGAGCCAAATAATCAGAATTAAACATACTATCATAATTACACAAAGTATGGTCTATATAGTCTTTTTCTCCTACTGCAGTTTGTTCTGGATATTCAAAACAATCCCAATCAATCATTTTATCATTAAATTCATGCTCTATTGTTGTTTCTCTTAAAAATAATTTATCTAGTTCTACATAAAAAAAAGGGGCATCCCTATTGCTAGGTATAACTTCTTCAAATATAGGGTGATTTATTGCTTCAGTATAAACCCGATCAGCATTATGTTGATGCATTTGTTTTTCTACATTTGGATCTAAGTCTGATTGATACACAATAGACAAGACATCATTCGCAGGACCTAACATACTCATCGCATGTATCCAACTACATGGATTTCCATCTTTTACCCATTTTATATAATATTCTGGAGGAGAGGACATATCTGTCCATTTATATTTTTGTTGAAGATCATAAAACATATAATTTCCGGAGGGAGACCTTATTAAATTAAATTCATGACCTCCACCGTATTCATAGTCGTCATCTTGTGAGCCTTGAAGACTATTTAGTGCGTTTACAATCGTTCCAACGCCATAATCAAATATATTGCCTAACTCTTGATGTATATTTCTTTCATATTCTTGATCTATAGACCAATCACGCACATAAATTCTTTTTAAATAATGTTTTTGATTAAATAACCTATCTAAAAAATAAAGCATAGAACCAACTTGTATACCCTCATTTTCATGAGCAAGATCACCTAAATGGGTTTTACTTATAATATCTAATAATTTATAAGAACAAGCGACGCAATCCATTCTTTCTGCATAGGGGTCTGTATCAAACGGGTCAATTCCCATCCAATCACCATCCATGCGAGTAAGATGCCCACCTTTTTGAACTTTACGAGGCTTTTGAAATTTAGAACTGAATTTAATTTTAATTCTCTTTTTAACTCTTTTAGTGAGTTTGACCTTATGTTTCTGGCTCTGACTCTGCATCTGAGTCTTATATTTTTTTAATACACTGGAATAAAATCTTATTCTGTATGCATGTTTTTTTGATTTTTTAATTTTTGAAAATTTACTATATAGTTCTAGTAATTTTTTAAGTATTTCATAGTATTTGCGATCAATGTGTTTTTTTCTTTTTGGTGAACGAAATAATTCTAAAAGAGTCATCATCGTTTTAATATGAGTTAGATTGTTTGGAACTGCATATTTCATAATTTTTTTAAAATCATTATCTTGATTTGCATTCAATAGTGGGCGACCTGGTGGTAAACCATGTGGCAATCCTTTCAAAGATGTATTTTCATTTTTAGGTGATGGAACCTGCACATCAGCTATACTAGGAGGTTTACCAGAAGTGTTCATTAATATATAACGATATTATATATTAGTGATCATTTTTTATTGTATATCTTTTATTTATTCTGTGAATCTATAAAAGCAATTGCTTTTTTCATATCTTCTACTAATTCTAATGGTTTCTTTGTTTTATAAAAAATTTTAATAATTTCAAAAATTTTATTGATAAAAGACCCTTCATAAATAGCAGAAGTTGCGATTAATCTTTCTTCTAATAATTCTCCTTTACTCATTAATAACTTTGTAAATTCCATAATATATTCAGTAGAAATTAGGCCAATTTTTTTTACATCCATAATAAAAGCAAATTTACAATTTAAATTTGTTAAATGCTCTAAATTTTCTAAAAATTCTTGAATACAAAATCTCCATTGTAATGGAGTAGGTTGAGCAAATTTTACATCAAAAAAAAGTATTCTATAATCTTTATTTACAATTTGAGTATATTCAACAAATCGCTCAATACTCATTTAAAAATTTTATCATAAATATTTATATTCTTTTAATTATTGTTAATTAGTTTATTTTATGTGAATAAGTGTTAAAATATTAAAAGAATAACCTATTTAAATTATCAATTTCAATACGATTTGTTTGAACAAACAAAGATTGTATTACTGAATTATCACGAAATCGGAATGTAAATGTTTTATTTTTTTCTTTACGACCAACACGACCAATTGCTTGAATAATGGTTTCTTGATTTATATTTACAATATCATCTGCTAAATAGGCATGATAAAACTGATAATTTGTACCATTGATGTATTCTTTACCTGCAATAATAACAAGTAATTTCTTTTCGTCTGCCAATTCTTTCATAATATCATTATAATCATCATTTTTAATAGAAGGGTCAAATACACCAATTCCCATAAGAAGTAATATTTTATAATTCTTGTCAATGGTTAAATTCATAATTTTACGAACAAATGTTTCTCCCACATCACTTGTAAATACATTAGACCCTTGGTATTTATAATTTGTCCATTTTTCAAAATGAGGTTTTGTGTTAGGAATATAGAGAGGATTTAATTGTAAATCTTTTAATGTTCCTTCTAATGCATCAATTTCTTCAATCATTTGTTTTGTGATCGGATCAAACCGTTGTTCTTTCATTTTATTTTCATTAGACTCATCTTTCATAATACGGTCTTCTAATGCTTTTCTTTTACGTCCTATTGTGATTAATACATCATTATTAAAGTCAATATTTGACTCTAATTCTTTAAATACCGATGCATGAATTCCACTATTTTCTACAAAATAATTCATCCATTTACCAATATCTTCACATAAATATATAGTTGGACCATAAGTAAGTGTATGACTATATTTGGTTGTAATTTCATCACCAAGTCCAAGTTGAAAACGAGAAGATTTATAACCATCAACGACTTCTTCCCAATCAATTGGTTTAATTTGCATACATGCTTTATAGTACATATCACGAATGGACTGATTATTAATATTACGAATAGATCCGAATTCCTCCAATATGTTTGTTTTCAATGTTTGACATAAATATAAGATAAAATTTGCACATTCTGTAATACTTAAATATTTACTATGAGAATACGCATGTTTTTCTATGAATTTTTTAAATTCATCATATTTGAAAATAGAATGAGGCATAATCACATTACCATTTGTATCTAGTAAGGTAATATTTGTGTTTTCATCTTGTGTTTGAATATAATGAACATGACAATGTTCGCTCGTAGAACGATATTTTTGAATTAAACCATCCAAATCTTCCAAATTAGGTAAAGTTGCAGAAGATAAAATGATATTAGGTACTTGATTTATTTTCCATATTTTACTAATGTCTGAATGTAAAGGATGAGAATCATAATTCATACTAATAGTCGGTTCATCCCAAAACAACAATATATTCTCCTTTTTAAAGAAAGATAACATGTATAACATAGCAATTTCATAGGATGGAATATCACAAAGTAACATTTCTATATTGGAACCATCTGTATGATCTGGTCTCTTACGTCCTTTTTCTGTAATATAACTTTTTACAGAGAAGTAATGAAGCCGTACATCATCTAAAGTATTACATCCAAATGCAAACCCAACTTTGCGACCAATATTCACACCAGATTTTGCTAAATTGATAGCAATGTGTCTTGATGCGCAAATAAAGATTACTTTATATTTTTCACATAAACCAATAGGTGTTAATGTTTTACCAGAACTAGTTGGTGCTCTATAAAAGATTAACTTAGGTTCATCACTTTCAACGCATTTATAAATTTGTTTTTGATGATCATACAAACCAATCGGTTTATAATCAAAGATTGGATTATTTTCAATATATTTATTTGTGTTTTCTAAAAACTGTCTAATATCCATGGAATCATATTTTGAGACGAATGCATCTATCCATTGATATACATATTTATTAATCGTATATTTTTTATAAAGCATACAAATATTGTAAAAGTGTAAACTATCTTTTTCTTTAAAGAATTTTTCAATCATATCTAAAAGAATAAACTCAATATTAGTCATTTGCTTTTTACGATAACTTTGAATACGAATCGTATCGGCATTGTTCATTTTTTTCTTGGGAACAACAACTTCAATGATAGGTAACTTATAAGTTTTCATTAACTTATCCATTAACTCTTTTAAAATATGAATATAAATATAATAATCTTTTTCAGGATGGTCTAATTTAATTAATTCATTAATCACAAAATGAGTATGTATTTTATACTCGGGCTCAGTAAATCCATTTTTAATCATTTCTAAAATTGTCTTTTCTTTATGATCTACAGGTTTTTCAATACTAATCCATTCATTTTTAGTGAGTTTTGATTGATGGTAATCCATGTTCTGAGTCTGGGTCATGTGAGTTTGGGTCGTCTGAGTCTGGGTCATTTGAGATTGATCCATTTGAAGCAAATTTACAATAAAATATAGATTTAATCTTTATTCAATTTTATAGTCTATAATATCTTTCAATGAACCATCAATTTCAAAATTAATTGTACCAAACACTTCTTGTAATAAAAGCCATTCAAACATACCACCAAAATAAATATGAACATTTTTAAATCCTAACTTTTTTAATTGATTATATTTTTTGATAACGGATAAATCTGTATGATGTAAACCATATAAAATAATTTCTTTATTTTTATTGGTTTTTAATAATTGATTCATATAATCTTCTTCATAATTTGCCTTCATTGTTCCTTTAATTAAACAATCTTGACGATTCATTGGCATGGTATTGAGTAAAATAATATCTTTTCGTATTCTATCTTTTACTTCATAATATTTATAAGAAGGTAAAGAATACATAATTCCCATATGTAATAAACAATGAAAGTTTTTAATTAAATTTAAATGTAATGTCTGCTTTTTCTTTTTTTAAACATTTTGCAGCGGAAATAGATAATTCTTCTCTCCTTTTTCTTAATTTATTATTTGTTAATGAATCATTATGTTTATTTTTAGAAATGCTATTGTTTTGATTCATATCATCTTCAATAATTTCATAATTTGTTTCAATATAATCAATAATTTTATTTTCAATTGCCCATTTAAAAAAGTTTAATTGGCCAATCGTTGTCTCAATGCTGTATTCATCATCACCAAAAGGGACTTTAATTCGGTCCCATCTACAAAAAGGATCAAATCTTCTTTTGGAATAAGCTTTCAATTTTAATTTGTAATCATTATAAATTTTAAACCGAGGATTATTTTCAAGATCATAAGTAGTAAAATTTTTTTTAGCATAATTTGTTGAAAACCAATCTACAATTCGTAATGATATTTTAGACTCTCCATTAATAATATGAAGCATTTTATTAAAATTAGCAGGATCTTTATAAAATTTTATTAATTTTTTTAATAATAAATCATTTTGATCTTCATATATCATTTCCATAAATGCTTAATAA